CGCTTCGCGTGCCAACAACAGCCGGCCTTTATCGCTACGATCAAGCAACGGCTGGCACAACGCTCTCGCCTCGTCGTCTGCTGGCTCTGCGTCCATATTTTTAACGTGTAACCACGCCTGTTCGGCAGTCGTTTCGTGGTCGATGTCGGTGCGGCAGAATTTCCACCCGTCACGCTCAACCATTGTCGCAGGGTCAAATCCAACCTTGCTCGACACGGGAATGTCTTTGCGAATGAATCTGATTCTCATGTTGCGTAGGCCATCAGCTGGTCAAGCTTCAGGCTGACGTCCATTGTCAAGCCGTTGCTCATCTCGCCAGTGAATCCGATGCCAGTTCCTGCGGCATCAAACGTCTGTGTCGTCGTGGCAGCGTCGGCAAAGACGATGCTGTATTCACGCTCCGCCGGCGTCGTGACGTCGTCTGTGATGGCTTGGTGAATCGCCAAGCCGGGATCGAAAAACAATTGGAAGTCGAACGTGCCGCCCTCTGAATAACCAGTCTGCGAGTACTCTTTGCCAGCCCCCGTGGTATCCAGAGTTGTGGCGTCGTACGTTTCAGACTCTGCCCCGCCGTGGCTGTATGAAATGACCTGCGAAATTGCAGTCCCTGTTGTGCCGGTAAAGTGATTCAGCACCGTACCCTTGACGACTACTTTTGCCATGATGGCAGCTCCTTACGGATTGAACTGAATAGTCACGTCGAGCGTGACAACATGAATTCCAACGTCTGAGCCATCGGCAGGCGGCTCGAAGTCATCAACCTCGTCATTGATCAGCACGGCAGCAATCGTTTCGCTACCCGCCGTGCCACTGTAGTCATCGAGAAACACTCGCACCGCGTCAGCCAGTTGTGCCGCTCCGATGGACCTGTCAGCCTTGCAGTCGATGTCGTAGTCAATAAACCGCAGCAAATTACTGCCACCGTCCAGCGTTGTGTTCTGCTCAGCCGCCATCTGTGTGATCAGCAGGAACGGCAGTGCCGCTTTCTGCGGTGCCTTGCCTACGTAGCACCGACTACCGATCAGCGTGCTGATTGTCGATTCTCCGGTTAGCAGTGAAACAAGACCTGATTTCATCTGGCGAACGCTTTACCCTTGGTGATTTCTTTGTTGAGTTGTTTGTATGCTCCAGCACGAAACAAGCTAAGCATTTCTCCAAGGTGCTTCGATGCCACTGACGAGACGCTTGGGATACCGTTTGTGTGCGACAGCATTATTCCGGTGTACCTCTCCGGCCCTTTTCGTTTTCCAGTAAACCGCGGTTCGTGTTTTGCGTCGTTGAAAAGCCAGTGAATGTTCTGAGCACTGATACCAACGCCTTTTCTGTTTTCCCTATTCCGTGATTTTGCACTTGCTTTGCTTGACCGCCCGACGCGAGCGCCAATCTTCGCACCGCCTCCGGGTGACTCCTTCGCCGTTAGCCGCCTCCATCCAATGGCTTTGCGTGCTCCTTTGAATCGCGATGGCACCTGTGCCTTAATTTTCTTTGTCAGCACTTTGGCCACTTCAGCAGCACCAGTAGTCGTCACTCGTCGTGCTGCCGTGGTCCTGAGCATTTGCAGCAGTGCCGTGACCTCTTTATCGCCTTGAATTATATTGCGGCCAATTTGCCGTGTTCCGCGACCTGTACCATATCCACCGCTGCCAAATTGTTTCTTAATAAAGCTCATCAAACAGCCCGCCGCGTTTGAATCTCCACTTCTTCATGTGCGAGATCAATGTCGATCACGCTCAGTATCTCGTAGGTGTTGCCGTCGTGCGTCAGCCGCATATCTGGCGTCGCTGCAGTCAGTGTGCTGTTGTACGGGCATCGCCACACATGCGACACATCTGCCTGCACTCGGTCCACCTTCCAAAATTCTCGCCCACCTTTGCTCAGCACCTCCGCAAATGCTGTCGTGTATGTTGACCAGTTCGAGTTGTCTGTATTATCAATGTGTCCGTGAGCGTCTGCTGATCCACTCAACTGCTGCACAGTGATCTTGCGGTTGTACTTGTTCACACACCTCACTGAATCGCTCCGACGCCCGTCCAGCTCAGTACACTAATCAGGTTGTCATAGATGTGGCGATTGCCGTCACAGCGGCCCCATGCCATTTTGACCCACTCTGTGATTGCCAACACTGCTTCAGCTGGCACATCACTCGCCGCATCGCCATATCCTGCCTGATAGGTGATCGTGACTGCGTTTGGCTGATCGTCCGTGCCGGGCCAGTATTCGTTCTCGTCCAGCCAAATCCGCGGCGGTGTCGTGGTCAGATCTGTGTAGTACTTCGCGCTGGCAAGAGTCTGCGTCGCTTCGTCTTCGTCGATGTACTGCACCGACGTGATTGACTGCACTGGCGGCTGTCTGATTTCAATAATGCTGCCGACTGGCCATCGATCGCATTTTAGCGCGACGGTCTGCGTGATCAGTTTGATGCGTGCGTCGTTTTCTACTTGCCGGCGTCCTGCCGTCAGCAACAACGCCAACTCCGTATCAAAATCGGTGGTCGTTTCGCGAATTGCTGTTTTCAGGTCCGACAGCGAAATAGGTTCCACTGCCGGTTCCGACGTGACCGCATACACGGCGTGCACGTTCGACCGCTTTAGCGGTTGCGTTGACCCGCTGCCGTAGTTGTCGCCATGCACAAGTGTCATGCGTCTGTTTTCCTCGGTCGCCCGCGTCGCCGCTTCGGTTCATCATCGCCGAGCCACACAGCAACGCCATGCCTTACCAGTGTTGACATGACGCCTTGCGGTAGCTGGTCATCAATCGTACCGGCGGCGCGACGGTGCCAGTCTCTCAGGAATTTGATCCGCGAAGTTGCAGATTGTTTTTTCGCCATTCGTGCACGTACTCATGTTTCGGCTGCAGGTTGTCATCGAATCCCGCGACCATTTCCTCAAGATGTCCGATTGATACCCGCGGTGCAACGTAAATGTTTTTTCCAGCAAGCCGCCATTGATGCCAGAACCAGATGTCATCATCGAGCCGATCGTCGCCCCACTCGCCATTTTCGTCCGGCTGCCCATAGAACCACGGCTTTTTAATTTGCAGCAAGTCCTCCACGCGAATCAGCGTCAGGCCGAAATGTGCCGTCGTCACGAGAAACGGATTTTTGTTGCTGACCGTAATTCCATCCGCCCCGCCTTTGGTTGCCAGCGGAAACGGTTTCCCACGTCGGCATTGCAGTGCGGCCAGTGCATCGATATGTGGGTTGCTGCCGAATTCAGTCATCAACTGCGACACATGATCCGCATTGAACAGTGAATCGCTGTCAACAGTCAGAATCCAGTCCACGTTCTGGCTGACAGCATCATCGAACATGCGTTGCATGCACTGACCCCAGAACACGCCCTGTGACGTCGCGAGCGGTATTCCGAGCTGTTTCAGTGACCCCTCGATGATTGACCGAGCAACTACTGCCTCGTAACGCGGCAGCGTCATGTATGCGATCACCTTGACGTCAAGTTCTTTTTCGGTCGTCGGCTGCCCGAGCTTTTCGCCTTCGAGATTTAGGCTGATCGGATGTGCCGCTGTGTCTGTGTTGTGCGATTCCCATCGTCGCACGTTGCCGATACCAGCATCCTGCATCACAGCTCGCAGCCTGTTTAGGTCGTATGCCGATTTGTGAATATCGTTTTCGTTTGTCTGCCCGCCCATCAAATAAAACAGCCGGTTTGGATCGCTGCTGGTCAGGCACTTGTCGACGTCCGGCACTGCAATGCGAATTCTGCCGCCCGGCTTCAGTACTCGCACCCACTCTCGCAACGCGTCTGATGCTTCACGGAAGGTGAAATGCTCCAGAATATGGCTGGCGCGGATTTCATCAACGGAATTGTCAGCATACTGAAGCGGGTACGCCTCTTGCCCAAACTTGCGATCGATCGGCGTGAACCCATCAATCTGCGTGTCACCCGCTCCAATGTTCAACTTCACAGACACTCGCTTCTCACACACAAAAGATTGACGTGCGTTTTCGCAACCACTGTATAACCTTTGTCAGCAGCCAGCCGCCGCAGAGATGTCTCGCCGGCCTGCTGCCGATACTCGCCGCCTCTTGGCGGAATGTAATCATGCCCCATCGACCAGTGAAATTCCACCAGCATCACGCGGGGCGTGTAGTCTTTCAAATCGTGCCACAGCCAATAGTC